ACCATGCCGAACCATGGCCCGACGGCCGCTCCGTGCAATCAGAATACTCTCACTCAAAAAAGTGATGACGAAAAAATTGCATTGGAGCGGCTTCAATCATCTCCACTAAAGTTTAATTGTCATGCCACTGTTAAATCCAAATCAGTTGAAGAGCGGGATTCAGGAAATCCTCAAACAATCGAAGTTGGAGTCCGAGACGGATTCGACTTTGGGGACCAAATTAAATAGTGCGGGTCTCGACCCTGATTCCATTCTAGATCAAGTTGGATCAATTATGCGATGTGCTGAGCGGGAAGAAACTCGCCTAGGCGCTGCCAAGCTCGGCTTGCAACTCAACGGTATGCTCGATAAGGATTCTGGCATCAATATTCCTGTCGTAAACATTATTATTCAAGATAATGAGTTTGGTTCTATTAATCCTATTTTAATCCCGAGGTAATCTCTTGGCACTATCTGAAATTGCACTGACTGCGGTAAATGTTTCACAGAGTCCTGATCTAAAAGATGTCTACACCCTTTGGTATCGCACGGGAGCAAATCCCCGTCCCCTCGACAAACATTTCGTCATTAAAGAAGTGAAGGATTTTCGAGACGTGGTTTCCCGCTGTAAGTCCTATTGTGATAACTGTGGGTATCGATTTGTGAAAGTCGAACGCTTTCTCTCAGACATGACAGCCGACGAAGTTCTGGCCCGTCAAAATACCTAATGCATTGGCCACCCTCCGTCGATATCCTTACAGGTGCAACATTAATGGGTGCTCTCGCTCATGCACTTGACACATTTCCTCCGCCGACTAATAAATATTGGCAATGGCTCCTTGGTTGCCTACAATGGTTTGTAGGTCAGCGGGTAAAAGGTTCCAACAATATTACTGAGGCTAATTCAAAATGAAAAAGTTTATCGTACCTATTGTGTGTATGACTTTAGTGGGATGTACACAAGCTCAAATCCTCACGGATCTTGATATTGCCGCTGCTGCATTAGCTGCGGTTTCTACGGTTCCTGGAATCCCCCCACCTTTCCCCACTTACTTAAGTGACACAGCGACCGCCCTCGATTGTGTAAGTAGTGCTGTAGAAAAAGGTGGCACTAATGCACAAGTTGCGTTGGCTATTTCTACTTGTGGTCTTTCTGCTGTTGCACCTAATCTTCCACCTGGCACGCCGTCAACGATAGCTGTTGCTATAACTGCGGTAATTGCGGCGGTACAAAAAGTTGTCTCTGACATTGCACCGATCGCTAATGCAAGTGCGCATATCGACGTTCCGTTTGCGCAAGCATTTGGCCCTCATGGAAGTGATAAATTTAAGATGGGAGTCGGCGGAAAAGAGTACATAAAGAAAATTAGAGCTAAGATTGCAGAAGCAAAAGCAAATCTTGCCAAAGTAAAGAAGTAATTTCCGAAAATTCACAAGGTGAAGGAAATGGCAGATTTTCATGCCCTCAGTAAGTAAAGCGCAACAAATGGCAATGGCCATAGCGGAGCATAATCCCTCGAAACTTTACAAGAAGAATCGAGGATTACTGAAAATGTCCCACGCACAATTGCATGATTTTGCAATTACACCCCGTTCGGGGTTTCCTGAAAGGAAGAAAAAGAAATAATGCCACATGATTTAAGGGGTGCTGAGATTAGACCCGGTGATATCGTCTCAATGGACTTTAAAGTTAAACTGATAACAAACAGTGAAGATTTTTGTAATGTAACTTTAGAATCCTGTCTTCCCATGACCTCCGGTGGGGTTGATCGATTAACAATTTCTCAAGTTAATACTAGGCAAGTTTTTAAAAAGTCATGATGCCTCACCTTCCCAAACTTACTCAAGGTTTGGCAAAAAGTGTTATTGGTTCCCAAAATGCTGGTAGAATGGCTAAATCTATAGCCTTCCACAAAGCCCCCAAAGCCTCCCTAAATCCTACCATACCAAAAAAGCCGCTTCAATTCCGCAAGTACAATCCTATAAAGGTAGCCATTCATCAGCGGGGATCTAAAAAGACCTCAGGGGGACTTGGAAAGATAGTTATGCAACAAAATCCTGGTTCCGCAGGCACAACTACACCAGGCGCCAGTGGTATTGCATTTGGAGGAGAATAATGTCAATTTCTAAGACTGTTGAATCTGTTCATAAATCGATGATGAAAGAACCTAAGAAAGGCGAACTTCATCATATTGAGATCCACCCCGCTGAGAATGGTTTCCGGGTTGAACATCATATGCATAAGGGCAAAGCCAAAAAGGGCGAATCGTCCTATGATATGTATGGTACCCACAAAGTTGAGACCGTCCATGAATCCGCAAAGTCGGCGATGAAAGAGTGTAAAGGTATTTGTGAAGAGCACGAAGGTTCCCAAGTCCAACCCTCTGAGGACGGGAAACTAATTGGAAAGAACGATCATAAAGATCCTGAAAAAGAGGGAGATAGTGGTTACTAATGATTGGATTACTAATCAATCTGATTATCGCCGGAATTATAATCGGAGTCATCTTATATCTAGTTAAGATTGCACCTTTTATCCCCGGTGAAATTAAGGATTTTATCACGGTTTTAGTTTGGGCTATTTTTTGTATCTGGGCTCTCTTACAGGTTGGTGGATTACTGACGAGCGGGGGTCCTTACTTTCCCATCTATCCTTATGGAGGGAGACGTTAAAAAGTGAAGCACCCAGGATTTAAGAAAGTCCAAGAAAAAATCGAAGGTGAAGGATATTCTAAAGAAGTTGCGGGAAAGATCTTGGCTAGCCGTACGCGGCACGCCTCCGCCGGGGCCAAAAAATATAACCCCAATCTCAAACGAGTTAAAGGTTAAGGAGATTCAAGAAGTGAGTACACCTAATCCAGGTTCTAACAATGAAATTTGGGGTTTTAACATCAACACAGTTCAAGCATTTGACAGTGCTTACTGGAAAAGTCAACCCCCCACCGTTCAAGCTCTCGCATCCCTCGATCCAACTACCTCCGCTCGCTATAATCAAGCTATGGTTTTAGCGGGTCAGGGAATTTTCATCGACGTTCCAATTATGGTGTGGGGTTGGGATCCTTACATCACAATGTACATGCGTCAAATGGATGGTTATACAACTTATCCCGATGCATTAAATGCAATGACGCGAAATGTGGATCTTAACCCCGCCGATTACCCTCCTTATCCCGTTCCCCCTCCCCCTGTTGGTGAATTAGTTGGACCAATTATTGGATTTGGTCCTTACTATTTCACAACGGCTTTAGCTAATTCGACTAACACCCCGGCGGGTACACAAGTAACTCAAAATGGTCAAACGTTTACTGCCGTATGGATTCAACAACAAATGTTAAACGGTCAAACCCAAACAATTCTCCGGTGGGAATTGAACTCATAAGGTCTATGGACCGAATTGATCGATTAGATAGACTCGAGATTTTAATAGAAAGGTTAATAGAAAAAATGGCAACACTTGCAACTGCAATTACCAACCTACAAACCGCTGTAACGGCAGACACAACAGTAGAACAAAGTGCAATTACTTTGTTGAATGGTATCCCCGCTCTCATCACTGCCGCAGTTAATCAAGCTCTGGCGAATGGAGCAACATCCGCTCAACTTACTGCTTTAACAACCTTGGCAACGACTATTCAGCAGAATAGCACAAATCTTGCCGCTGCCGTTACCGCGAATACCCCCGTCGCATCATCTTAAGATTCCATCATTATGAGTGATGGAGGCCTTCCACTTTGTCCCCCTCCGAGACTTAAGTGGAAGGCCATTTCCAGTTTTGAACTTAGAGATAAAATTCGCGAATAAGGGTCAACGAGAATTTTATTATTCCACTGCTCGTAATCAATGTTTTAGTGGAGGATTTAACAATGGAAAAACTTATGCAGGATGCCTTAAAGCCTTTACCCTTTTAACGTCGTTCAACAATTATCGAATGGCTATCGCCCGTCAAGTATATGCCGACCTTAAACGTACTACAATGCAAACTTTTTTCAAGCTATGTCCAACGGAGTTGATTGAAAGACATAATGAACAAGATGGTATCACGGTCCTCAAAAATAAGTCCCTTATTTACTGGCTCCATCTCGATAAAACTGACGAAAATACCCTTAGAGGACTTGAGATTAATTCTGTACTCGTTGACCAGGCAGAAGAGACTGAGGAAAAAGTCTATGATGTCCTTGACGCTAGAATTGGAAGATGGGACAACGCCGAGATCCCTAATCGATTATTTGAATTACAAACAGAATGGCCTAAATCCAAGCAAGGACGATTTTTGGTCCCTTCTTATATGATGCTTTTGTGTAACCCCGATACACAATTTCATTATATCTTCCGCAAGTATCATCCCGACTCCGTAGATCGTAGGCCAAAGTACTTCTTCACAGAAGGTGAATGGGACAAAACTTTAGGTAGTGAGGAGACTTACGAAAATGCCCTCGCTCATGACGAAGAATGGATCAACAAGTATATTAGGGGAGAATGGGGAGTTTCAAACGCCCAAATACATCGATTGCACGGAGCAAGTCAACTTGAATATGACCCTGAATTTGTGGAACATATTATTAAAAAA